CTATTTTTTTTCTAAAAATCTTATTAATTTTTTTCTTGCTGTATCTTCATTGTTATAATTCATTAAAAACATTATCTGTAACCACGTTTTATTATCATTATATCTGTATCTTATTATATCTCTTAACTCTGCATTTTGTACATAATTTAGCTCATACTCTAATTGTAATCTCATTTTATCTAGTTTATATGTTTTGTCTTTTATCATCTTTTTGTATTTTCTTTTTAGTCCTGCATTTTTTGGTATTTCAACACCGTTCTATTACACAATTATGTTTTATGTATGGATAGCTTGTACTACTTCCTTGTACACTATCTTTTATTGCTGTGCATTCTTTATTTTCTATTTTTTTTATTCTTTGTCTTAACCTTTCCAGTTCATTATTTGTATTTTCTATTTTATCTAAAAAGTCTTTATTCATTAGTGTGCCTCCT